AGGAATATAAATAAACCGAATATTAAGAATAGCACAGTAACCGCACAAAAAGCATCCCCCCCATCTTTATCATCGTGTCGTCTACCCTTGCTCTTTTTGTATTTCATCGCTCATCATCTCCATCATGGTTTCAGTAAATATACGCTCGGCTTTTATCTGAGCCTCTGTAATCGGTATTTGCTTGCGTAATTCTAACTTGCGCTTCCATGCTTTATTTTCTACATCACGGTTAATTAGGTTCTTCATACAATTGCCCTTGTTTAAATATATGAGCCACTACATCAACTGTCCAGCCGTTCCCAAGCATTTTATAACGCTGGGTGTTGCTTACGTGGTTAGTGTAATTGTCTGGTACTGTTTGAAGGCGTTCGCATTCGATGGGGGTTAGTTTTCTATAATGGCAATTGCTTATTGAATCCCACTCATGACGGTCATAACTTCCGCGACCTGATGAGCGAACGCATTTTGATTTGTCACGTAAAACTAATTTATTATTATGCTCCCAACTGTTAGCTGATAATGTTGGTGTTTTGCCGTCTAGTGCGCGAAAACCGCCTGAATTATTACCCCTTGGGGTTTGTATTATTAAATTGTCTTTTTGAACTGTTGTGATTGCGCCCGTTTTATCGTCAGACCTGATTTCTATTCGCTGAGTGGCCTTTAATTCTTTGTTGTAATCATCACGCTTCCCAGTTTCGGGATTTATCTTGCGACCTACCATTTGGCCGAATTTAATATAATCGCCTTGCCTGCCGTTTTTAACATACTCCATTGCAGATAATGATTTTGCCTTACCATCAAAATCATCACGCAATATATGGGCGTTTCTAGTTGTAAATTTGTCGGACATAATTGTTTTTTCAAAAGGTTCATCTTCTAAAATATCCTTTAAGAATATCCTTTTGTCTTCTGGCTGTTTAATCGTCCAGTTAGCCCAATAAAACCGCTGCCGGTTCTGCGCGCTAACTAAACTTGAGTTAATAAGAACAGGCTCAACTTCTAATATTCCGCTGATAATCTCTAAATATTCCTTTTTCATTCTCACGTTTTCGAGCATAAATTTAACTCGAGGATTCACAGCTTTAATGTGATTTAAAATATCAACATAAACAAAGAACAAAGCACTTCTAGGGTCGTCAAATGCAAGTTGTTTGCCTGCAAAACTGAAACCCTGGCAAGGTGAGCCACCAATCAATAAATCAATACTTGACCAATCTAAATTCCATTCACGCCACTTAGTTACATCACCTAACTGGACTGTATTTGGGTAATTAGCTTGGGTAACTTTAATTGCATATTCATCTAATTCACTGGCGTAATATTCACTAGGTGTTATACCTATGCGATTTAAAGCTACTTGCCCACATGAAATTCCATCAAACAAACTTAATACATTCACAACAATTGCCCCTCAGCCTTTAAAACTCTTTCAACATGCTCAACAGTACATGATAATTCAACAGCTATATCACCCAAAGGCTTGTCTAGTCTGCTATACATGAACACAGCCCTGGCTTTTTCTCTCGGCGTCATTAGTGCTGGTTTTAGAGTGTTCATTTCATACTCACTATATATTTTATACTGTTAGCTCCACAAGCATGTATAACACTAGCCCAGTTTATTAATGTGGTCTTATGCTTATTGCCGAGCATATTGGCTATTGTTTTTTCTGTAACGTTTGCAATTGCCGCTATATCTCTACGTGTTACCCCGTTGCTTTTGGCATACTTTAGCGCTGCCTTTAGCGCAACCACATGACTTACTGATAAAATTATCATTTGTAATAATCCTCCAAAGCATCATCCATTTGCGTGTTCTTCATCAACACAATTCTATGTCTAAGAGTGTAAATAAAAGATAAGCCACCTTGAGTTTGTGCGTGTAACCCTTTACCGCCATATTCATGAGCTAAATCAATTAGGCAATCCGCAGTTATATCGTCCATTGATATAGTTCGATCCTCTTGGTCGCTAACAAACGTAGTCTCGCCCTTTGAGTTTAACTCATCCCAATGATGTTCACTTGCAGCCTCTTGCTTTGTTTGCTCGACTGCCTCTATGTGTCTGTCTATCATTTTATTTCTTCCCGTTGATTAACTTAACCTAACGATAGTACACATTTAATTACATGTAAAGTATTTAGTGAAATTAATTATAGTTAAGTCTAGCGTTTAATTTAATCACATCATCAATTGACTCGACTAGCTCCCACCGACCTAGCCACATATCTTTAAAGTCTTGCTCGCCTTCTGATAGCTTACGCGCACTAGGTGGCTTGCTACCGTCTTTAATTTCAATAGCTATAGTAACGCCACCTTTTGATACTATGATGTCACAGCAGTTCTTTAGTTGGCTTATAATAAGTACATACCATCCGAGGCGGCGGAAACATGCCACCACCTCGGGTTGATTGTCATCTGTCCTGGCTGCTCTGCGAAAGCTCATTATTTGTTTTGATAACCTTGATGGGGTTGTTGATAGCCTTGGTTTTGGTTTGGCTGCTGATAACCTTGCTGCGGCTGCTGGCTTTGCGTTTGATTTTGTTGAGCTTGCTGATCATCAAACACCGAAACCATCACACTATCGCGAACTGGCTTTCCTTGCGTCATTGCCAATACATTTTGCTTCGCAAGCACACCGGACAAACTAACAGACGGGTCTAATAATAAATAAGGCCCGTTGTCGTTATGAAGCTCAACACCAATATTTGTATACTCGCCTTTTGTTGCGCCGTCTTTTTGATACTCACCCGTTTTCGCTACTAATCGTCTTTTACTCATTGTTAATATTCCTGTTTTAGTTAGTTGATTTATAATTTTTAAGGCCGCTTTCAACCATATTTAGCTCAACAGTTGTAAGCTCTTCTTTGGCTTCTTCAATTGCGCTAACATCATCACCGTTAAATATAGCAAGGTAATCGAAAAATTGATTTCTACCAAGTCCAATTTTATCCTTGCCTGCTGTTTTCTTGCCTTTCACAAATTGACTACATAACCACTGATGCTCGGTTTCATCCTTTACACTTTTAAGAAACCCGAATAATTCCATAGGCGTGTGCAAATCACTAGCGTATGCGTGTAGCTTTTTAACTAACTCCATGCGATCGTTTAGGTTAGGTTCTTCTATTCCTTCATGGTCATTAATTACATGTATTGCAGTATCTAATCTATCAGACGATTTAGGCCAATATTTTGACGCTCTCTTAACTACAGTCTTACGCCACATTTCCTCCTCGAATGTGATCCAAGGTGAGTAAGGGCTAGACTTTGACTTTGATGTATCGCGTACTTTTAGTATTTGCTGTAAATCCATTTCCTCTGTTAAAAAATCGCCGTTTGGCAGTTTAACTGTGCAAAAGCAACCTACTTTAGCCCCTCTATCGCCAAATGCTTTATACGTATGACTAGGCTGTTTATCTAAGCCCATAGATACATACTCATCATTTTCATAAACGATTTTAGCTTGACCCCATAAAATAGCACCAGTTTCTTGGGCTAGGTGCATTAAACCCATGTATGAGATATCTAAGTGTATAGCCTTGTCGCGAGGCACTAGGTAGGCGTGTTTAAGCGCAGGGTTTAAACTAATGCCAATACTTGATAAATTGGTTATAGCGTTCTGTACACTCACTGGGTTAGCTCTAGCGGTATCAGCCGCCATACTATTTTTATACAGATGTTGCACAGCGTAATTTTGCTCAGCGCTTAAGTCCATCCACTCATGCTTGCTTGCATACCCTTGTGCTATTTCAGATACAGAATAAACTGAATCTTCTATAGTCATTAATTGGTTACTCATCTTATTCACTCCCGTTAGATAAATAGTGGTTTGTCGTCGCGTTTTTGCTCTGGCGTTTTCCCATATTCTGGATCGTACTCACCGCCGCCAATTTCTTCAGGAAAAAACATATCAACAGGACACCCAAAATATTCAGTCTTAAACAACCATCCAAAACCTTTAGGTGTATCAAACCCTATCTTTACTAAAGCGGCAAATAGGCCTTGATAATCAATTTCTTTTGTCTGCCTAATTCTATAAAAAAGAATATCAAGGTCTTTGCGATCACCGTATTTATATAAGCAGCCACCAGTCAAAGCTACATGACACCCAAACTGAGGCGACACAAGCTCTATAATTCCGCAAATATTTACAGCCTTCTCTAAATTCATAATTACTTATCTCCTAATGTTAATTTAAGCTTCTCAATCTTAGCTAGATACTTATCAATCTTAGCCTGGGTTTTGATATCTGCTAGTTCTGATGGGGTGGGCGCTACTCTGTAAATTTTATCTTCATCCCAAGAAGGGCGGTTAGCGGGCATCTATTCGTCTATATTCCAAAACTGAATATTAGCACCCTTGGCTTTTTCAATTTGCATGTCACAGTGTTTGTGTGGTGGGTTAGGGTATTTAGCTTGTACTAGCGCAAATCTTTTATAAAACAGTCCGCAGTTAGACCCTTCATCATTAATTAATTCAATAATATTATCACCATATAATCCGGTAATAGTATAAATATTACCCTTAGTTATATAGTTATAGCCTGCATCATCTAAGCATTCAGCCTCATCACCTACTTTAAACTTACTCATTTCATATCTCCCGTTAATTGAGTTCTAACCTTACACGCGACTCTTGGTTAGTGCAACTATTATATGATAATTATTTGCATTATATATTATGGCGTAGTATATTTAAGCTCAACTAACTAGAAGGGTAATAATATGAGCTTTGGAAATGAACTTAAAAAGGCAATGGTAGATTGTGATATTAGTGGCGCTAAACAGCTATCAGAAGCCGCTGACGTATCGTATGGAAAGGTAATACGCGCACTCAATAGCGATGGTAGTTCAAGATATACGGACGTGCTAAAGCTGGCTACGTTTCTAAATATGAAGGTAGAATTTATTAAAAAGGGTGAGTCATGAATATCGAAATCAATCACATTAGCAAAAGAGTTGTAGAAGTGGAGATTGATGAAATAAATAGCGGCTTGTTAAATAAAGAAGAAGCAAAAGAACTTGCTTTACAGTTAATTAATGTGGCGGCTGAATTGTTGCAAGTTGAAAAGTAATGGATAAGCGCACTACATTAATAAACAAAGCAACTAACCAAGAGGACGGCAAAAAGCTCTGGTCAATAATCGCAGGCTTTTTAAATGCCAGTGATAAGCCCATTAAAATTACAGTTGAAGAAGCCAACGACACGCGCAGGAAGGCACAAAATAGATTGCTTTGGCTTTGGCATAATGAATACGTTATACATCGTTACAATTGCGCTGGTGAAGTATTTGGACCGCTAGCATGGCATGAAGTATTTAAGGACCAGTTCATAGGCACTGATGAGCCTGTAAAAATAAAAGGCAAGTGGGTAGTTCGAGCTAAATCAACGACTGATTTAAACGTAAAAGAATTTGCATTAATGCTAACTAAATACGAAGTTGAAGCGGCGCAAGAGCAATGCTTATTTAGTCAACCAATCGATTTATATATGAAGGCAGTATTTAAACAAGGGGATAGATAATGAAAACCAATACATCAGAATTGGTGCGCAAAAACGGCATGACTAAAGATGAGTACATAGACCAGGTGTGCAAAAACTTTATAGCGTTAATGTCTGTCAAAATGGATGAGCAAGACACAGATGCAATAGCTCTTAGGTTTGGCGGGTTTACAGTAGTAACAAGAAAGGGTGAAAAATAATGCAATCTAAAGGTCACAATAAAACAGCAGCAGAAAAAGCATGGCTTGAAATGGTTGTTGACTTTGCAAATGAGTCTAGTTGGCTTAAAAATAAATATGGACATGTGACTGGTATGTATAGTCGGTTTGAAATAGATCACATTCTAGGCGCTAAAACTAAACGCAAAATAAGAGGTATATCTGAACGTGTAGGAGAGCTAGCTATTATGCCAATTCCGTTTGATATGCATAATGTTATGAGTAAATGTCATTTTTTAAACCGAACAACTAACCCTTCAATGTACAGAGAAGCATTCGGCCATGAGAAACAAGTATGGCTTGATATGATAAGAGCTATGCAAGACGAGGGATACGAAATCCCATTCAGTGAAGAAGTTATTCAAGCAATAATAAGGTAGGGGTAGATGATGAAACCAATAATATTCAAAACAAATCCATTCAACCTAATCACATACGTCGATCTAATGAACTACATGAATGACGTGGGTGAACGCATAGGCTCAGCGCCACCTCGCCACTACATGGAGTACAGGAACCAAGACGGCTATACGCGCATACGACAAACGAAGTCACAGATAATAGTGGAGTGGATGGAATGATATGAAGCTTAAAACATGCAACAAAGCAACCTACAACACCAGAAAAGGCGCAAAGAAGTTCCTAAGGCGTTACAGCCTACAATATAAACAACGAGCTTACCTATGCGATATATGCGGCTGGTATCACAACACTAGTATTGACAGTTACGCTAGGCGAGATATTAAAGAGTTTTACAGGAAAGGTGAATAAGATGTCACTGGAAGAAATAAACAGAAACGAAATAAAGCAAAATCTAGCATTTAAAAAATGGCTGTCATCTATGGATATTGGTGATAAAAAAACTCAAGATTTAACTGATTACGTCGCGGGATTAAATCGAGATATTGCAGACTTACAATCATTAATCAACAATAAAGGTGAATAAGATGACAGAAGTAAACACAAAAGCAGTTCATGAAGGGGTTTTTATGAAAAAAATAGTTAGCTTTAGCGGCGGCAGAACAAGTGCGTATTTATGCAAATTAATGATTGAAAAGTTTGGGAAAGAAAATGTTGATTTTGTTTTTATGGATACGGGGGCTGAGCACTTAAAGACTTATGAGTTTGTTAGGAGTGTTAATGATGAGCTTGGGCTTGGTCTTATATGTTTGCGCGGTGATTTCTCTGCTCCTCTTGGTGGTGGTGTCGGTTATAATGTCGTTGATATAAGCAATATTGGCCCTGATTTAACTCCCTTTAAAGGCATGATTAAAAAATATGGTGTGCCGTACATCGGCGGCATGTTTTGCACCGACAGAATGAAGCTGAAGCCGTTTAAGAAATATTGTGATGACACATACGGCAAGGGCAATTATGAAACGTGGATAGGAATTCGCTTTGATGAGCCAAAAAGATTGATTGGTGACAACCCTAAAAAATCACTGAGCGCATACAAACTGTTAAAGGGTGACGGATTTAATGATGAAGAAATATCATGTATTTACAATGAGGCTATGGAAAATATTGATGTAATTAACCAGTGGAAAATAAAAGAAACAGCAAAAATTGCAATTAGAGCAAGGATTTCAAATTTAAAAAAAGACAACATAAACAACATGTCTCAAATCTGCGACCATGAAAAGCAAGATGTTTTAAATTGGTGGGGGAAAAAGTCATTTGATTTGAAAATAGAAGAATGGTCGGGCAATTGTGAATTTTGCCCCAAGAAGTCTGATTTAAAGTTAGCTGCATCACAAAGAGATTCACCAAAATCTTATATTAATTACGTTGAGATGCTGCATGATGATTCAGTTCGCGTCGATAAAAATACAGGTGATCGCAATCACATGTATAGAGGCAAGCAATCCATTGAAAGCTTAATAGCTAAATTTGACGGGTCAACAGGGGCAGAGATAAAATCAAGAATAAAGGGCGCTAAAATGCTTGATGTAAACTCATGCTCTGAATCGTGCGAGTTAATACCAATTAGTTAATAACTAATCACCCCTTGAGTAATAAAGCTTAAGGGGTAACTACAATGGAGATTTTAAAATGATTAAATTAATGTGTTTTTTAGTAGCGATATCAATTACTGGGTGCTTACATCATGGAGATAAAGCCTCGCTTTATTGTGATGGAGTTTTAATAGGCACAGGTGAGAGAGGTATTTTAGTTCACGAAAGCTACTATAAATATAAAGTTAACGGTCAAAATTATAGGTACACGCCAAAAAAAGGCAGTACTTGCAAAATAGTTGAAGATGATAGTTAGCCACTGACTTACTAAACTAACTAAAAGGTAATGAATAATGAATATTTATAAAGCTGGTGATTTTACTTCAGGCAAGATGGGCGAGATTTACAAGAATTGTTTTAGGGATGATTATGTAGTCATTACACATAAGCAATTTGGTAGTATGTATTTAGTTGATGAAGAAATTATAAAAACTATGGCAATAAGAAGATTGCTGATAAATGGTGAATTTGAGAGGCACTATCAATTTTATACTGGTGAATTAGAGATTGCTGAATCTGAACCAAAGAACTTTTGGCTGATGTGTGATGAAACTCAGATGCAGTGTATAAGGGATTTTTATGAAGGACATATAAATAACTGGTTTGAGGTTTTACAAGTAGCTTAAAAAAATAATCCCGCATAGTAGACTGGCAGGTCTAGCGGGATAATCATTCAGGAGTACATTGTAACATGCATTACTATCAATTCAATATTGGTGATTATGCCAAGTCTACTAGGCATTTAACTTTGATGCAGGACTTAGCGTATCGCCGTCTATTAGACATGTATTACGACACATCAAAACCATTAAGCACAGACGTAAAAAAGCTGTCAAGACTCATTGGAATGCCTGAAAACCAAGCAGATGTAGAGGTTGTTTTAAGTGATTTTTTTGATTTGTACGACATAGGATATTCACAAAAAAGAGTTGATGAAGAATTAGCCGCTTATATTCAAAAGGCAGAGAAGGCAAGGGCTAACGGTAAGAAAGGAGGTAGACCCCCTAAAGCTGATAGGAACCCAGAAGAAACCCCGTTGGTTAATTTAGCTAACCCAGTTGTAACCGTCTTGCAAACTAAACATAAACCATTAACCATTAACCAAGTAAAAGACAGTGTTGGAAAAATCCAACCCCATGTTATGCAAAGCGCATTCGAACACACTTGGAAAATATGGTCACAAGTTAAAAAAACTTTAGGTGTTAAAGATAATTCATCAAAGAAAGATGCAAAAGAAAAAGGATGGGCTAAGCTATTTAATCCTACCTATTGCAAAACAAATAATGAGGATTACTTTAGAGCTGAAATTAACGCAATAATCAAAGAGATTAAAAAGGCTCATCAGCCATCGGAATTTAATAGTTATGCAAACATGCATTTTATTAGATTTCTAAATCAAGAGTCATGGAGAAGCGAAAATGCATGATATGAAACTACCACCTAACTCACCAGAGGCCGAGCAGTCAATAATTGGTTCAATACTATGTGATGAAAAAGTATTGAACGGCGTACTGGAAATATTAAAGCCAGAACATTTTTATAACGGCACTAATCAATTAATATTCACAGCGATTAAAGAACTTGCATCAAGAAAAACACCGATTGATATTGTAACGCTTGGTGATTATCTTGAAAAACGAGAGCAAACCGACGAACATTTTCCGTATTTAATCCAGATGAGCAAGAACTTACCGTCATCAAGCAACGTCATCGCTTATTGTGAGGTCGCAATCAAGCACTGGAACGGTCGAAAGATAATAGAGGCGTGTTACAAGACATCAGATGCTATATACGCCTCAGATGCCTATGAGGAAGCTAGGAAGGATTTATACGAAGACTTAGAGCCGCTATTCCAATCTAAGGGCGAAGAGTTGATACATGGCGCAGAAACCTTGTGCAATGATTTTATTGAAGAACTCGATAGGCTATCGCAAAGTAAAACTGGTTTATCTGGATTATCTACAGGTGATCATCATATTGATGAGGCAACAGGAGGGTTTCATCCAGGTGATTACATTGGGTTGGCTGCTCGTTCAGGCGGCGGCAAAACAACCAAAGCATTAAATATACTTGGTCACTACACATTGCAGGGTAGGCGGTCATTATTTTTCAGCATGGAGATGAAGCGCCAAAAGGTCATGATGAAACTCGTATCTGATATTGGCAATGTCCCATTTTCAGCGATTAAGAAAGGCGACCTAAACGATCACCAATGGCACGGAGTAAATAACGCATTAGAGTTAGTTAAGAAATCTAAATTACATGTTGACGACTCAAGCGGTTTATCAATTGATGATATAGAACGCAAGGCAAGGCAGATAAAAGCTAAGTACGGCGAGCTTGATTTGATTGTTATTGATTACATACAGCGACTAAAAATTGACAGCAGCAAAATGTACCAAGAGTTAACGAACGCATCCAACCGGATAAAGGATTTATTTATGGAATTAGGCTGCGCAGGTATCGTACTAGCACAATTAAAAAAGAATTCAATAGGAGTGCCAAACGCCAGCGACTTACGAGAGACAGGAGCTATTGAGAATGACTCAGACGCTTTAATATTTTTACATACACCCAGTGAAGATTTAAAACCACACAAAGGAATGTTAACTATGGAGATATTCAACAAGGTTAGATTTGGTGAGGCTGGCATTAAGATGCTACGCAACGAGTTAGATTATCAGAGGTTTGCATGTTCTGATGATGAATACCATGAACCAGACGATAGTTTTAAATGATATCTCAATACAGGATAGACCCAACCCTAAAGCCGGATTACAAAGATAAGCGCAAAGACCATTTAAAAGCAAAAATGCCAGAGGTAAAGGTTTTATTATTATCAATGAGTATCGAGAAGGTGGCAAAGAGACTTAAAATTAGCCGCACCCAATTATCAAAATCTATGGCTGAACACGGAGTTAGCGCAATTAGAGAGAGATACATAAATAAACTTAAATTAAGTAAACAATAATGTTGACAGGTAATTAGGATAGGCTATAGTTAGTATTAATCAACCGCCCTACGGGCTAACACCTAAAAGCAAGGAATAAACAAATGAGCAACATGAGCTATTGCAGGTTTCAAAACACAGTTACAGATATGCGGGACTGTTTAGATTATTTACAAAACAATGGATACGAAGGATTAAGCGTAGAAGAAATAAACGCAGCTATTCAAATGAATGATATTTCGGAGCAGTTGGCAGAAGAGTTAGAATTTATAGGTTAAGATTAACACTAACAGTAAGGAACGATGATGGAAACTAGAATATTTAAAGATTTTGCAGAATTCTTCGCTCGTGAAGATAAAGGCGTTAACGGCGTTAGCGCAGAGTTCGCAGAAATCAATCCAGATTTTGGAAGTGATAATGAAACAAATAAAGGTTGCTGGAATTGTTCTGGCTGCTCTCGCTGCTTTCGCTGCTCTCGCTGCTCTGACTGCTTTGGCTGCTTTGGCTGCTCTCGCTGCTCTGGCTGCTCTCGCTGCTCTGACTGCTCTGGCTGCTCTCGCTGCTCTGGCTGCTCTGACAAAAAAGTGACTAAAGATAATCTTCATATACCAAAAATCGAAAACTTAAACCAAAAGGTGTCGGATGCGACAAATGAAGATGAGTCTCTTAAGATGAGCGATTGGCACACATGCAACACAACACATTGCTGGGCGGGCTGGATTGTGCATTTAGCTGGTGAGGCAGGATATGAGCTAGCCAGAAAAACATCTGATGAATTTGCAGGAATGATGATTTACAAGGAGTCAAATGGCGAATCAATCAGCCCTGTTAATTTTTACCTTGGCAATAAAGAAGCTAAAGCGAAAATTGATGAGTTAGCAAATATTAAATCAACTTTAACCACTAACAGTAAGGAATAACCATGCAACTAGTAAAAGACGTAATCAAAGAACAATACGGAGGCTCTACACGTCTCTGTACAAGATTAACAGGACAGCACACTGCTCAGCTATACCGATGGATGGAATATGGCTGCATGGTCGATAGCAAAGGCGTGGTTTGGAAGCCGCAGGGTAAACTAGCAAATAAGGATCAATCATGAACAACATAGATGAACCAAAACCAGGCTGGTTGCGTGATAATAACACTCATGTAAACCCACCCATGAATAACATAGATGAACTACGTAATATTATTGCAGATGCGCCAATGGATTCGGAGTTTATTTCAAATATGGGTTATATATGTAATGACAATGATAATTGGTTTATATACGCAGTTAATAAAGAAGAATGGTTACATTTGTTTTTTCATGATTATGATTATTCTGATTGGAAAATACGATCACTAGCTGACATCACAACCATCATAGAGCAAGCAGATAGAATAAAAGATTTTGAGGCTAATCAGGCAAAGCGTGACCTTGGGATGAAAATAAACGGAATTAACGAGTTTGCAAATTTAATCTGCGGCGACTGTACTAACGAATATGCTTATTATTTAAATGAAGCATCCCTCAAGTACATTGATGCTTTACGCAAACAAGCGGGTGACTTATGACTGAGTACAACTGTTCATGCCACATAGACGGAGTAACATACAAACTTTTAACATGTGGAGCTATCACAACACAGCAAGCAATTCAGCAACTTGAGGATTGCGTAACTGACGAGGGAGGCGACTTTGCCAGGGTAGATGGTTTAATAATCGACCTTATTGATATAGAGTGATATAATTCTAGGCAATATACGCTAGAGACTATTATCAATGCCATTTAATCCGCTAAATCTCAACAAGATAGGTATAAAATCTATTTACGATAGATACAAATACACCACTGACGATACACTGGCCGAGGCTCTAGCAACAGGTTACTTTTAACCAAGCAGCCGCGATAGAAAACATGTACACCACAATGACCTGTACCAATAAGAGGTTTAACCAAATAACAACACCCTTAAATGTTAATATAGCTTCCACCTCAGATGGTGATGAATCTCAATTAGGTGTGACGGCATCCGCTACCCAATATGACCCGATAAAAAACCAAGAGATAGAAACGCTTGGAACTTTATTCTCCCATGACAAGACGAGCAGGGAAGGTGCTTATATACTAAATAGAGATTCCATAGGGGATTATAAGTTTTATATTGACAGCATGGCTGGAAGCGGTCAAATAAGTAGGGGATTTACCTCTGTTACGTATCATAACTTTAAATCAGGATAAATAATGGCCGGTCAACCAACAAAAATGACAGATGAGTGTCTACGGTTACTAAGGTTAAATTATGCCAAGCGGTAGCCCTAAGTTTGAATCACCAGAAGACTTGAAGTTAATGGTGGACGATTACTTGGAAAATCCACCTATTCGTACA